AGTAAATGATTTGTATGGTGGCACAACCATAGAAGTAAAAGCCAGAAAGTCTGGAGAGGGATTTACACAACTTGACAAATGGAAAGGATCAGCAGATTTATTAATTTTAAAGAGAGATTTTCAAAAACCTATGGTATACTTATCATGGGATTTTTTTAAGGAGTTTCTAAATGACGAAAGACAGAACAGACGACGTAACGAATCTGGAGAACAGGCAGATATTCCAGATCAGTTGGCAAGAGAGACAACGATTGAGAAAGATAGTAAGGAAAGTACACCTAAAATTTTTACCAGAGCAAGAAGTTTCGGACAGGGAGTGCGACAAGCTAATAGAAAGTCTTGGTCCAAAGGTAAGAGAAAAATTGTTAATAGAGTATTTGGACAAAGTAAAATAAATGGGAAGTCTCAGCTACAAACCAGATGGGAATACCTTAAAAAACTTTCTAAAGAAAAATGATTTCTTCCGAGGAATAAGAGGACCAGTAGGATCTGGTAAGTCAGTAGCTTGTTGTATTGAAGTTCTTAAAAGAGCATTAGAACAAAAACCAAATCAAAGTAATATACGAAAATCAAGATGGGCAGTAATACGAAACACTAACCCACAACTTAAAACTACAACAATAAAAACTTGGCTAGATTGGTTTCCAGAAAATGAATGGGGAGCTTTTAGATGGTCTATACCTTATACTCATCATATTCAAAAAGGAAACTTAGATCTAGAAGTTATATTCTTAGCTTTAGATAGACCAGAAGATGTTAAAAAATTATTATCATTAGAGCTTACAGGTGTATGGGTTAATGAAGCAAGAGAACTACCAAAGTCAATCATAGATGCTTGTACTATGAGGGTAGGTAGATACCCAAGTATGAGAGATGGTGGAGCTTCCTGGTATGGAGTTATTGCCGATACAAATGCTCCAGAAGAAGATCATTGGTGGTCAATAATGAGTGGAGAAGTACCAGTACCAGATCATATATCAAGAGATGAAGCTATTATGTTAGTTAAACCAGATAACTGGTCTTTCTTTACACAGCCATCTGCTATGAAAGAAAAAAAAGAAAAAGATGGTACACTTGTTGGATATGAAAAAAATATTTCATGTGAAAACAAAAAAAATCTAACAAAAGATTATTATAATAATGTTATCAAAGGAAAAACAAAAGGTTGGATAGATGTTTATGTAATGAATAAACTTGGCAGCATAGAAGAGGGTAAACCTGTTTATCCTATGTGGAATAATGATTTACATTTATCAAAAGAAGATATTGAGCCAGCTCCAACTTCTATATTTATTGGTATTGATTTTGGATTAACACCAGCTGCTGTTTTTGGTCAAAGACTACCAAATGGTAGATGGTTAATATTACAAGAATTAGTTTGTTTTGATATGGGTGTATCTAGGTTTAGTGAGCTACTTAGATTTGAAATAGCAAAAAATTATTCTGGATTAGATGTAGAAGTATATGGAGATCCAGCTGGAGATTTTAGAGCTCAAACAGATGAAACAACACCATTTCAAATACTACGACAGAATGGAATAAAGGGTAAACCAGCTCCATCAAATGATATAGCACTACGAATAGAAGCTGTAGAAACAGCTTTAAATAGATTAATTGATCAAAAACCAGGCTTTTTAGTAGATAAAAGGTGTATAAATCTAAAAAAAGGTTTCAATGGTGGCTATTTTTATAGAAGATTACAAACTTCTGGCGATAGATATGATGAAAAACCTATGAAAAACAGATATTCTCATGTTCATGATGCTTTACAGTATCTATTAATGGGAGCTGGAGAGGGTAAAACATTATTATCTGGTAGAGCTTCAAAGCCAACTGTAGTAAAAACTAGAGGTTGGGATATATTTAGTGGGCAAAGAAAGTCAGTATGGCGAAACAAACTGAATGGTTAGTATTTTTCTATGAAAACAATGACTTTCATAGATCTCATAAGTTTTTTAAAAAAGGATTTAAACATTGTGGAGTTATGTCGTATGATCCACATAAAAAAATATGGTTATTAGTAGAATATAATTTTGGTCATTTGTTTGTAGAAACACTAGATGAAGAAGAAGTAGATAAAATATTTAGAATGATTAGTCAAAAAAATGGAAAGATACTACAAGTACCAGTTAAATATAATTTACCTAGATTCCCAGTAATAATGAGATCCTGGATTAAAGAGCATAGCTGTGTTAGTTATGTTCAAAGATTACTTGGAATGTCAAAGTTTTGGATATTCACACCATATCAGTTATATTGTGAGTTGAAAAAAAAAGGTTTTTCTGAAATAAAGCTGTAATGGGTGCTTTTCGTAGACCAAGAATGGAAGAATCTGAAGCTGATAAACAGCTACGCAAAGATATTGAAAGAAGAAGAAAAGAAGAAGAAGAAGAAAAAATAAGATTAGAAAAAGAACAAAAGAAACAAAAAGCTAGAAGAAAAAAAGGTATGGTAGGACAAAGAAGTTTATTTACTAAAGGAACAAAAGGCATGACAGATCCAGAGGGTAAAACTTATGAGTAGTAATAAAGGAAGCTCTCAAGCATCAAGAGATTCTAGTAATACTTATCAAAGTAATGATCCAGGAGCTAATCAAGGTAGATTTGATTCAAATGTAGAAAAAGCAAGAAAAAATGTAGAAAAAAATTTAGGATTAAAAGATGGAAAAGCTACTAATTTAACAGGAAAAGATCAAGATTTTTATGGATCTGAAGCATCAGCATTTGCAAAACAAGAAGCAATAGATAGAGGAGTAGGTAAAGTTGGAAGTTATTTTATTCAACAAGGTGGAGAGTTTATAAGAATAGATAAAAAACAATACGATAAATTAAAAGACCAAGGAGCAACAAATCTTTCAGTTAGTTTAGTAGGAGATAGAAAAACACAAGAATTTATGTATGGAGCTTCTTCAACTGCTATGGGATCTGGAGATAGAAGTGGTGTATTAACTTCTATTCCAATATCTCAAAAAATGTTTGAAAGACAAAGAAATATAAAATTAGCAATAGCTGGTGGATTAGCTATGGCTGGTGTACCAGGTATACCAAGTGCTATGTTATATGATTCTATGAGAACAGACTATGAGGGATATTTAGATAGATTTAATAAAAATATGACAAGTACATCTATAGCTGCATCTTCTAATAGAACAACAGATAGTGGATCTACATCTGGAGTTACTAATGATGCAACAATAACAAATCAAAATCAAGATGCTGTACTAGAAAAAGAATTAAGAGAAAATAGATATGCTGCACTTACTGGATCTGGAGGAACAGATGCAGAAAGAAGAGCTTTACTAGCAACTAGCACAAGAACAATAACAGGATCAATGGCATAATGGCATATATAGAATTAGCAGATACAGAATTAGATAGTGGAATTACAGATAATCGAGTAGCTTCTTTTATGAAGAAGTATAGAGATTCAGAAAAAATATACGATCATTGGAAAGATAAGTATGAAGAAGCATATGAATATACTTTACCACAAAGAGAATCTTTTTATGAAGAAACTGTAGGAGAGAGAAGAACAGATAAAATATTTGATGAAACAGCTGTAGTAGGTATACAAGAATTTGCTAGTAGATTACAAGCTGGTCTTGTTCCTACATATGGAAGATGGGCAAATTTTGAAGCTGGATCAGAAGTACCAGATCAACAGAAACCAGCAATAAATGAACAACTAGATGCAATAACAAAATATGTTTTTGAGATAATTGCTGGATCTAATTTTAATCAAGAAATACATGAAGCATTTATGGATTGTGCTATTGGTACTGGTGTACTTTTAGTAGAAGAGGGAGATAGTTTAAACCCAATAAACTTCCAAGCTATTCCATTACCAAGAGTAATGTTAAACAATGGACCAGATAACAAAGTAGATACTGTATTTAGAAAAAGAAGTATTCCTTATAACAGACTAATGACAGCTTATCCTAAAGCAGAAATGTCTGCAGAAATGTTAAAAATTATAGATGATAAACAAGGAGAAAAAGCAACTGTAGTTGAGGGTGTATTTAGAATGTATGATGAGCCTAATTCAGAAAAATTTAAGTATTGTGTTGTTTGTTTAAATGAAAAAGAAATGATACTTGAACAAGAACTATCTGGTATTGGTAGTAATCCATATATTGTATTTAGATGGAACAAAGCATCTGGAGAAGTATTTGGTCGTGGTCCAGTATTTAATGCTATGGCTGCAATCAAAACAACAAACCTTACAGTAGAACTAATATTACAAAATGCACAGATGAATATTAGTGGTATTTATACTTATGAAGATGATGGAGTTATTAATCCAGACAATATTAATTTAGTA